CAAATAGCTTTTTGGATACGTGTTAATGTGGGAACGCTAAACAACACAATCAACCAAGCTTATGCGATTGACGATAATACCTTAGAAATTTCACCAGACCCAGGCTTAGAAGAAAAATCAATTCTTAAAAAGCTGTACACGATGCACTATTACGACTTGAAGATAAGGAGCACTCTTGGGGCGGCGGCAACCGACCCAATCGTTGAAGTGACTTCTGATGGGGCTTCAGTTAGGAAAATAAATCGAAACCAAACAAGTCAATTATTTTTAAGCTTGAAAAAGCAAGAAATGGAAGATTATAATAGCTTAGTAGCTAATTACAAGATGCTCAAATCTAAACCAATTCAGGTAGTCGGAGACGATACTGTTGAAGGTTTCGAGCAGCCTAACGCTAACTACAACAGGCTTGATAAAAGCACTGATTATTAAAAATGGCAAGTTTAATTTCAAACTCCACTAAAGCTGAGTTTTCCAAAGTTTTGGAAGATCATTTTGACACGTTCAAAAGAGAGATAATTGTTCATAGAGAACCAATAAAATCAGTTACCGACATACAAAACAATGCTCTTCATGGATATGGAGATGCTGCTGAAAATGGCAACATTTCTTACATAACCCAAAAGAAGAGCTTCTTTGCTATAGTCAACTACAACAATCAACAGCTAGAAAGCTCCACAGAAGTAGGAACTTTAGAGTCTGGAACAGTTAAAATCAAAGTGCAAAAAGAAGCTGCTGACTACATTAAAGGCGGTAAAGTGGAAAAAATAGAAGTAGATGGTCAAACCTTCAACAAGGTAACAGACGATAAAGTACAAGACTATCTAGGAACAAAATTTTACATATTTTACCTAAAGGCTACTACTTAATGGCTAAAATATACGCTACAAGAATTAAAAAAGCTGCAATTAAATCTATGGGAGCCAAGTCTCTCAGGGAGCAAGCTTTTAGAATAGCTCAAGACAGCTTAGAGCAAGCGCAAAAGGAAACCTTAGTAGAATTTAACTCTCATCCAGTTACGACTGAAATTGAGGCTGGCCCTAGATCAGAAAACTTGTCGGGCACTTTGGGCGGCTATGGTAATTTATTTAGTTATATAGGTTTCAACCAAGGGTCGGACCCGATTGAAACTTTAAGAGATTTTTTAATTAAAACACCAAGAGTATTTAAAAACTCAAGATTTGTAAAAAGATCAAGCTCTGTTGAATTTACTTTTAGAATGCAGATTCCAACTCTTGACCAAATGGAAGCTTTAGCTCCGTCACCATACGAGGGAAGAAGTTGGTTGAGAGGCGTAGAGAGAGGTATATCTGGATTAGGTTATTATTTACACTCTAGATCAGGTCAGTTATCTGGAAGTCGAAGCGGGTATGGTTTACAAGCCGAAAATAGACTCAGAGCTATGACTTTTAAACCGATAAGGTACATGTCAAGCATACTAACAAAATTTAGAAAAAGGGCAACAAACTAATGCAAGCTCAATATGATAATGTCGTAATGTCCAGCACGTTACTGTGGCTTGACCATACAATACTCAATAAAGGCAAGGCGTTTACTAATACGAGCTCTTTTTTCTATGATGTCGATAGCCTTTACAACGGTTATTATACATATGGCTCCCCATTTAGGCAGTTTGTCGCTGACGAGTCTATCAAAAATATTCATAATGCAGACATAATTAATACTGTTAGCCTAAACAATTCTTTGACAGTTAGGGGTGCGTCAAATTTTGCTAACATTAATTACGAGCAAGGGCAGGTTTATTTTTCCAGCGCAGTTTCAAACCCAAGCACAACTCTTAGCGGTGATTTTGCAGTAAAAGACTTCAATACTTACATAACTAACGATTTAGAAGAAAAATTGCTATTTGAGACTCAATTTACAGTCAGAAACAAAACAGATTTGACCGCTGCTGGCTTGCCGCCTAGCACAATGACATATCCAGCTATTTTCCTCAAAAACAACGGAAGTAGAAACGAGCCTCTCGCTTTTGGCGGCACAGACCAAACGGAAACTGACATCAGAGCGATAGTTTTATCTGACGATCAGTATAAAATTGACGCTGTGGGCTCGATTTTAAGAGACAAAGTAAGGACTTTTATTCCCCTAATTCCAGAGGCTAATATGCCTTTTAATGCTTTAGGGGATTATAAAAATAACGTTCAATTTAACTACACTGGGCTAACTGACCAACGTTCTCCCGACTGCGTGTCAACAACTGGTGTATTTATAGACAACGTTTACACAAGCAAAATCGGAGGAATCACCTATACGCAGAAAACTAACATAAATCCAGATGTTTTCAGCATGATAATTGACTTCGAGATAAGCGATATTAGAACTCCGAGACAGTAAAATATGTTCTCAAAATTAAAAAAAACATGTAATAATCAACAATAGGGAATAATCACTATGGCTAGAAATAGAGTAATTTATCAATCCGAGGCACTATACGTAGGTCCAACAACTATTGCACAGCAACACGATGTGGATAATGTTTTGCAATTACAGAGGGTCCAGAGTGCGAACTACAGTTTTAACCTAGAACGTCAAGACGTTAACCAATTTGGTGAGTTGGCTTCTATCGACCGAGTTATCTTGAGCGCCCCCACGGTGTCGCTCGATTTCTCGTATCTGGTGGCTAACTTGCATAACGAGTCTGGATTAGGATTCACTACGCTAGATGCGGGACATACAGATTATATTTCTTGTATTTCTGGTATCTTGAACAAGACTTCAGACGAGAAAAACTACTTCATCAAGACAGTTAAAGAGGGTGCTGACGCACTTAACATTTCTTCTGACAGTCGTCTTGACACATTTGCAGAAGGCGTTGGAGGCCACCTGACACAAAGCACGATTGGTATTGGTAATGGATTTATTACCTCATATACCGCTGAAGGTTCTGTGGGTAACTTCCCGACTGCCACTGTTAACGTGGAAGCACTTAATATGGTCATCAACTCTGGCGCTTCTGGGTTTAATGTGCCTTCTGTTGATCCTGCTAACGGTACTGCTATTACAGACTACCAAGTTGTTCTGCCGACTGCGACCTCAACTCCTGCTGGTGATACGACTTCGGTTCTAAGACCAGGTCAAATTACCGTGAGTATCGTTGACAATGGGCAAGCATTTGCTGGAACCGCATTTGACGAAATGGGTGTTCTCGTGAGTGACGCTAAGATTCAGAGCTACAACATCAGCTTTGACTTGGGCCGTACTCCTCTTGAGAAACTCGGAAGTAAGTTTGCGTTTGCTCGTGAAATTGACTTCCCTGTTACCATTACCGCTTCTATCGAAGCTAACGTTGGTGAATTGACGACTGGTAACTTGGCTGATATGATCAGTGCAGACCAAAACTACGACTTGTTCGTGCGTCTTAAAGACCCAACAAACAACAGCACCATTCATGTTGACTACCACATCAAGAAAGCGAAACTCGATAGTGAAGAGTTCTCTTCCGCGATTGGTGACAACAAGAGTGTGACGCTCAACTTCTCCGCTCAGGTCGGTGGTCCTTCTCAGAATGACATCGGCTTCTTTATGAGTGGTATTTGCTAATAGTCTTTCTAGATTATTTCCATGACCCCCAGAAATGGGGGTCTTTTTTTATTTATTTGTGTAAATTTATGTAAGGAAAAAGGTTAGTTATGTCTAATATGGACAGAAAGGAATTGGAGCAAAAACTTCAAGATTACGTTAGCTTCCAGATATCTAGGAAAGTTACTCATTTGTACAAAAATTTTCTTTTTATTTTAGAAGATTTAAAATCTCAAGGATATGATATATCAGATGAGGATTTCCAGCGCTGTAGGAAAAGAGTGCTGGACCAAGGAAATGACGCGATCAGAGAAATTGAAGATTGCTTAAAGGATTTGGACGTAAGGTTTAAATAATATGAAAAAACTATTTGATTTCAGAATCAAAAGAACTATCAAGGAAACTAAGGAAGAGTCTTCTAAAAACGAAAAAGGCGAAACAGTCACAGTGACTAAAGACGTTGAAGTCGTTAAATCTCAAAAAATAGTTCTTAGAAAGCCCAACCGTTCTCTTTTCGACGAAGCGGAGCTATTCTATGGCGTGCGTTTATCTGAGGGCATTAAAGCGGGGCTGTTAACTCGCGCTCTTCTCTCTAAAAGATTTTCTAACGATGGGGGCATCCTTTCCGAAAACGAGAAAAGCAAATACGCCGATCTCTACCTAAAGCTCTATGATGTTCAGCTAGAGCACGATAGGCTTGTTCAATTGGGCGAGAAAAAAAGAACCAAAACTCAAGAAGAAAAGCTTAAAGGCATACAAGAAGATTTAGCAGTAATTAAAAAAGAGCTAACTGATTTCGAAATGGCTCAATCATCTTTGTTCGAGCAGACCGCTGAAAATAGAGCTAGAAACAAAACCATTCTTTGGTGGACTTTGCATTTAGGATATTTTTCCGATGACGAAGACAAACTTACCCCAGTGTTCAGTGGAGACACATACGAAGAAAAGCTAGCCGAATATGATGATCTAGAAGAGTCCTCTGATGAATTTCACGAAGAGCTACTCTCTAAGCTTTTGTATTATGTAAGCTTTTGGTATGTCGGCAAGGTAAATAGCGAAGACGAATTCAAACAGCTTTTGCTTGAAACAGAAAAAGCCGAACAAGTCGAACAAGTCGAAGAAGCAAAAGAAGAGCCCAAAAAAGAATCACCCAAAGTGAAAGAAACCCCCACACCCAAAAAAAAGAGCAGCACGCCCAAAGATGAAGCTAAAGCTGACTAGCCATAAGCACATCGAGTAGGTAGCTCTTAGCCCCTTCATGGGGCTTTTTTTCTCATGGAACATATAGTACCTAAAGAAGAATTGAGACTTGTATATGGAGAAATAGTCCGTGGCAGTTCTTATTTTTACTCTTCAAAATATGGGGAAGTAATTGTCAAGCATCTTACACAGCACGATACAGAGCTACTTGATGTTAAGAAGTTAAAATACAAGAGAAAAGCCGAAGAAAGAGGATTACCAACAGAAGATCAAAGAGTAGAAGATTTGATTGCAGAAAAGCTTTGGAGTGATAAAAACGAAAAAGACATAAAATCCAGTCAAGATTTCATATCTAAGATGGAGGACACCAAAAAGAAAATGGCCCTCAAATCAGAAAGAGCAAGGGTTCAAGAGTCAATAGATCAAGAAATAGACAAGCTGCAAAAAACCTTAATTGAAAAAAACGAATTAGTTGGTTTAACTTCAGAAAGCTATTCAAACAAAAAAGTTAACGATTACTACGTTTATCTCTCACTGTATAAAGATAGAGATTTTAAAGAGCCTCTTTTTTCCGAGGAAGAATTTGATGAAGTGTCTGAGAGTGATTTAGAAGATATAGTCACGCATTTTAATAAATCGACGAAGCGCTTTGAGCCAAGCTCAATAAAAAGAATCGCATTGTCTAGCTTTTTTCTCAATAATTTTTACCTCTGCAAAGACAATCCGTTTATTTATTTTGGCAAGCCAGTGATTGATTTGACTTATCATCAGGCTGATCTTTTCTCTTTTGGGCGATATTACAAGCAAATCATGCAAGACATGAAGAATCCAATCACAAACGAGATGATGGACGATCCTGACAAGCTAACAGATCAGTATGAAATTGAACAAAATAAGGAAGATGTATTGAAAGAAAACGGTAAATCTGGCGAAGCCAGTACCATCGTAGGCGCTACGAAAGAAGATTTGGATGCTCTTGGTATTTCTGCTACCGAAAATATTGGCGAAACAGTTGATCTTAACGATGAATTAGCGAAAAAAGGAGGTGTAATGAGTATGGAAGATATCATGAAATTGCACGGACAGTAGTGAAATTTCGTGTAATTACAGACAGGTAAAAGGAAATGGCAGAAAGACCTATAGCAGAAGGCACTATTCGTTTTAGTCCAGACATGCGCTCGCTGGCGAATGTCGAAAAAAGCGTTAAAAAGGCCATAGGAAGAATCGAGAATATATCCGCTCGCGGTGGATTACTCTCGAAAAACTACGTGCAGCCCTTGGGGCAAATAACTGGTGCTGCTGACGAATTCACCAAATCTCTAGAAGCCTCAAATGCTCGTGTTATCGCCTTCGGCGCATCAGCAGGAATCATTTACAACGTACAACGAGCCATAACAGCTAGTGTTAGCGCTGCTGTTGAATTGGAAAAAACTCTTGCTGATATCAACGTAATTTTAAACGAGACCAATTCGGGTCTACAGCGTTTTTCAAACGAACTATTCAACATAGCAAAAGGCACGGGACAAGCCTTTAATGCTGTTAGCGAAGCTGCTCTTGAGTTTGCTCGTCAAGGTCTAGCGGTAGAAGAAACCCTCAAGCGTACCAGAGACGCAATGATTCTTGTGCGTTTGTCTGGCTTGGACGTTAAAAGTTCTGTTGAGTCGATTACTGCGACCTTAAACAGTTTTAACAAAACAGTTATTAACTCTACCGAGTTAGTTAACAAACTGGCAAATGTTGACGCGGCTTTTGCTGTTAGCTCCGCTGACCTTGCTGAAGCTATTCGTCGTGTGGGTAGTTCAGCGCAAGATTCAAACGTAAACATCGATCAGCTTATCGCGCTTGTTACCACTGCCCAACAAGTTACTGCTCGTGGCGGTTCTGTTATTGGTAACTCACTCAAAACGATTTTCACAAGACTGCAAAGACCTCAAGTAATTGCGGACCTTGAAGCTTTCGGTATCGTAGTCAGAGATCAACAGCAGAATATGTTAAGCACAATGCAAGTGCTGCAAAACTTTGCTAATACATATGACCAACTTTCTCCTAGCGCAAAAGCAGTTACCGCCGAGCTTGTTGGTGGTGTTTTCCAAATCAACGTGCTGAAAGCTGCATTGGGTGATTTGGGCAAACAATATTCAATTTACGATAGGGCTTTAAATGTCTCTCTAAGCTCAACAAACGAAGCCATAGCAAGAAACGAGTTACTAAACAAGACCCTATCTACTTTAATAAATGAAACCCTAGTAAACGTGCAAAAAGTAGGTGCGGCGTTTGCTAGTATGACAATCACGCCAACCTTAACAAACGTTTTGGAAAGCGTAAACAGCGCGGTTGAAAAATTAGAAGAAAAAGCCGCCGATGGAGACTTGGGCGTAACCTTTGGTAAGGGTATCCTTCAGGGATTAAGTAATGTACTCAGCGGTCCAGCTTTGATAGCAATTGCTGGTGTTTTGGGCAAGCTAACTTTTAGTTTCTTTAAGTTTTCTTCAGAAGCTGTTAAGACTTTTGCGGGATTAAACAGTACGGCCAACCAGCAAAAAGACGTTCAAACTTTGATTCAAAACCTACTGATTAAAAACCCCTCCTTAATCCAAGCGGCAACTTCAAGCGCCGAAGGTTTGAAGATGGTTGAGCAAGAAATATTAAGAATTGTTCAAAATAGAAATGTTGCTTTAAATGAATCTTCGATTCTTGCCGCTAAGATGTCCGCTAATTTAAGCGCGGCAGACTTCAAAAGCGTAAGAAGTATAAACGCTAGTAATTCTAGCTCCTCTTCTGATACTAGTAGTGAGGGCTTTGTACCCACATTTTCAAATGGCTTTGTTCCTAATTACAACCGCAAAAACGAGCAAGCCGAAGTAATCGGCGCTTTGCAAGGTGGTTATATGCCAGGCAAGATCGACACAATGCAAATTCAAGGCATTGGCAGAGTTACTTACAATCAAGCTGAAGAAGTAAAACAATTCCCAGGCATGGATCAGCCTGCGATTATTCCACCAAGAGAAAGTGAAGCGGGCAAAAATTACGAGAGAAGATTCAAAGCCGCGCATGGATTCAATCCTTATCACCAAGGAATGATTCCTAACTTCAATAAGGAAGAGGGAATAAGAGTCGTTGATGGTGACACTATCGAGGCTATGGCCACTCAAGCGAAAAGCTATAGACTATCAAAAGTTGACGCTGCTGAGACGAGTGATCAAGTGCATGGAGCAGCAGCGACAAGGCTATTACAGAATTCAACTTTAAGTAAAAAAGAACGATTTGAAAGAGCTATTGCAAAAGGCGAAAAAGCCGCTTACGGGCGGGGCTTGTTTGTTGATGAGCCGTTTCAAAGACTTTTAGTAAGGAGAGGACTTGGAGTCCCTGATTTAAGATACGCTAGTAAAGACTATCTTAGTAAAGATATTGAATTCGCAAGAGAGAGAGGACATGGAATATGGGGAGACAAAAGCAACCCAAAAGCTGAACAATATGACCGACAGGTTGGATTGGTGGCCAAAGAGAAAAACCTAGACTATCTAACCAAGGGAGGGTCTATCAGCACGATGGATCGGAAGAGAGCAAGAAGAATGGGTCTCGAAACGCGCCTTTCTCAACGCGCCCATCACCGCAACATGGCTCAAGGTTTTGTTCCCAATTTAATTACAGACGCCATATACGAAAAAAACCTTGAAAACAAAATCAAACAAGGCAAAATCTCAAGAGAAGAATTAGAAATAATAAGAAACGAAAAAATCGTTCCAAGTTTTGCTTATGAAGGTTTGCGTGATGAAGATTTAGGTAATGCATTTGTTAATGTAAACCCAAATAACAAAGCAAAAACAATCGACACTCATTTAACTGAAAAAGAAATCACCAAACGTGTTGGTGGCAAAACTCTTATCAGAGGCCCAGAAGGAGAAACACTTATTTTTGGCGGTGACTTAGAAGGCAGAGCGGGCTCTATCACCGTTGGAGGCTTGAACGCCAGAAAGATCAAAAAAAGTAACGCAAAATTCGCGCCGCTACTCAATCAAATGCCAAACCTGTTCGACGGTTTAGCTTACCAGATCCAGGGTGCTATAGGCGCTAAGTTCGATCCAGGAAGCACAAGTGGCGCTGTGGCTGGTGTTAAGTTTGAAGAAGAATTTGCTGAAAAGTATGGACTGCCAGACGCTGGAGCCAAAAAAGGCAGTGACTTTGTTATTGCTGAAGAACTGGCGCGAGAGTTGGGCACTTCAAAACATTTACAGCTAAAACTTTCTGTGTTCGAGCGAAGCAAGCGTGATATTAAAAAAGTTGTGGATGTTGCAAGCGCGTTCAGCAACTACTTGGTTCACATGCTCACCAACAACATCAAAACCCAAGGACTTTCAAAATTAGTTGGCCCAGAAAGATACAGGCAGGCTATGGCCGTTATGAATCAAAACCCTGCTATGAAATCTGATTGGACAAAATACTTTGGCCAGAAGGGCATAATGGCTGACGGGTTTGTTCCGAACTTTGCACAAGACGCTCTTAAAGCCGCTATTGGCCGTGAGATGGCGGCTGGTTATTCCCGCAGTCAAGTCAAAGTTGGTTACGATTCGAGACTCGCCGCAAGCGGTGGCATCGGAGTGTACAACGCGTCTGAGGGCTCGCTTGGTCGCGCTATCAACATGCACAGAGCTTCTGGAAAGAGCATGAAAGACTTGCAGACCCAAGGCGCGAGTCATGGGTTTGTACCAAATTATGCAACAGACTTTGGAGACTTTGTTGGCGGAGGAATGGGTTTAGCTTTAATCGCTCCTGCGGTAATGAACATGGTATCCTCAATGAGAGAGATTAGGGATGAAAGAGATAAAGAGGCTAAATCTATTGCAAATCTTGAAGATAAATTCGCTAAAGCAGGTCAAGCCGCAGAAAACCACGCCGCTAATCTTCAAACTTTAGAGACCGCAGAAAGCGAAGCTTCAAATAATGTTAGCACATTAGCCCAAAGAAAAGAGCGAGCTCAAAGAGACTTGGCTGATCTTAAACCAGAAAGTTTTGAGGGTCTTGGGCCTAGCGGTAGTGGGGGTCGCTTTTCAGTCAACGAAGTCAAAGATTTTGGAGCAGGGCTCGGCCTTGAGAGTAGGAAAGGCAAAGCAGGATTTAAAGACTTAAGTAAGCCAGGTAGAGAAAATGAACTGAGCTATACAGAAGTTGAAGACCTACTAAAAAAAGAACACGCTGCGGAGCAGAGAAAGCAATTTAACGAAGAACAGGAAAGAAGACAGCAAATAATAGATGAGCTAGACTCTCAGTTAGAATCAGAAAGAGAAAGCGCAACCGAGGCTAAAGAAAAAAAAGAAGCCCTATCTAAAGAAACAAGCTCTAGAAAAAAAGCTTCAGACGAAGCTAAAGAAGAGCTAGAAAGCGCTAAGAAAAACAGAACAGGAAGATTCAGTAACGAAGCAATTTCCAAGGTGGGCCTAGGGTTATCATTTGCAGCGCCGATGGTAGCTGGTCAACTTTCTCAATTTGCTGGCAGCAACACTGGTGTATTTGGCAGAGCATCAATAAACGCCTTGGGTCAAGGCATCGGTACTGCTGGTATCATGGGCACAGCAGGCGCTGAATTTGGCACAAAAATAACAAAAGACTTGCAAGAAGGAACTGGGTTTGTAGGTGAGACGTTGGGATTAAGCGCTGACAAAGGAGCAGGAAGAGCTCTTGGGGCGGTAGCAAGAGTCGCTGGCCCTGCTGCAATGGCAATAGGCATAGGTAAAGCCATAGACGACATGGGCAAAGCAATGGCCAAAGCCGAAATCCAAGAAAAAGCTGATAAGATAGGCGGAGAACTAGAGCTTTTAAGCACACAATTCAATAGAGTGCAGCAATCAGGCCAAGCATTCATGACTAGCTTTGACAAGCTGCAACAAGCTTATGACAGCCCGCTAGACACAAACCCAGCAGACGTTCAAAGAGTTCAAGCTGACCTAGCAAAAGCCTTAAGTGACGCTCCCGCAGAATTTAGAGAAAAAATAAGAGCAGCCGCTGGTGACGCAGACAAAATCAGAGAAGCTTTCAGCGAAATAAGCACTGAACTCCAAAGACAGCAGGCATCATTAAAGGCTGCTCAAGACTTGTTTACTATGCAAGCTGATATGGCTGCTGGAGGGGGCTTCTTTTCTCAGATTCTTGGAAGAGAAGACACCACAATTTTTGAAAATGATGCTGAAGGCAAAAAAGCCCTTTCTGCCGCAAAAGCCACCGTAGCTGGCGGATTGGATAGGCCAGGAATAATCAAAGCTTTAGAGCAAGGCAGGGAACTTGATGTCGCTGGTAAAGACATGTCTGAGTTTTTAGGCGAAGATTTTAAAGAAGCTTTTGACGGATTAAAAGACGCTGGAGACCAAGAAAAAATAAGACAAATAATCAGAAAATTCTTTAAAGAAATCAAAGATGGAGCCGCAGACGCCGCCAAGGTAGCAAAAGATTTAGAGCGCAGACAAGCAATCGAAAAAGCTTATCAAAAAGAACTTAAAAACTTAAACACACAATTAGACACATTTGTTTCTAGCTTGGGTAAAGTTGCAGCTAGAGTTGAAAACAATCTCAAGTCAGTGTCTAAGCTAGCCGATAACATCAAAGACTTTCAGTTAGACATGCAAAAAGCCCGATTCGAAGGGGCTAGAACATTACAGCAGCCATTCCTAACAAAACAGGAGCAAGTGAGAAGCAACGCCGAGTCGCGTCAATTCGAAATAAGAGCCGATTCTATAAAACAAATGCGTGACGCAGTCAGAGACGGTAGCTTCAACGTCTTAAACGCTGTATCTGGACAATTCAACGAGGCTGCTGGCAAAGTACAGCAAGCTGCTACAGATTTATCAAAACCACAAAGCAGAGAAAACGTTGTAGCGTTCCAAAGAACCAACAGAGCATTAAATGGTCTTGCTCCAATTATTGAAAGCGCATTTAAAACATTTTCTCAAAACTCAGGAAAACTTGACGCTCTCATTGGCATAGAAAAACAAATAGAATCAGAACTAGTAAATGCAGGCTACACAAACCAGCAGGCCAACGCTATTGCTGAAAATGTTAAGCAAGAAATTTTATCACAAAAAGACGCCACTGTTAATAAACTAAGCGAAATCGCTCAACAACAAGTTATGCAGTTAAAGCTGCAAGAAGAGCAAGCTTATTGGGCGCAAGAAGAAGCCAAGCTTCAAGCTAGGTTAAACTCTTTCGGCGGAGCTTCTGATTTCGGAAGAGGCGGTGCAACTAATTTATCTGGTAACTTTGACAGATTCCAAACCGCATTAAGCTCTGCGATAGGCGCTCAGATTTCTAAGGGAATAATTGAATTAGGTAGAGCCAACTCTCAGATTCTTGATCTATTGTTAAACAACATGAACATGGATTTCTTGAGAGACAATGTGGAGGGTCTCACGCCATTACTTGGGCCAGCTATCCAAGGAAGAGCCGCAGATATTCAATCTCAAATAAGCTTTGCTTCAAGGCTTGCTAACATACAAGGAGTAGACATTGATACTAGCGGTATTGACGCAACTCAAATAGCCACCGAACAAATCGCTTCGCAGCTTAAGCTAAAAGACCTGCCTGATGATGTAGCCAAAATCAGAGAGAACACCGCTTTGCTTAATACTCTTATTGCTTCTCAAGCAAATGATATTGCAGCCGCAAATAGAGGGGCATTCGAAGACGCTCTTAACGCTACTGGTCTTCACAATGTTGATCATAACACTAATCAAGGTATTTTAGCTACCCAAACTGCTGGTGTGAATTCAGTCCGTGTCGGTAACGCAATAGGCACAACAAACAGAGACGGCTTTAATGCGCTACTTGACCTTCAAAAGAACACGCTGCCAAGCGCTATAGGTCAGAACATTAATTCTAGTTTAAAACCGTTCTCTGACCGCTTAGAGAATCTTCAAACAATAATCAAGCAAATAACAGCTTTAACAGCGGGTAGAGATTTAGAAGTTAAACTGCTTGAAGCAAAAACAGAATTTAACGCCACTAGAAGTGGTGATCAAATAAAACAAATTGAAGACGCCACAGATTTTGTAGAACTCTCTAATATGGATCAGGATTTTGGTGGCAGAGCCCGAATGAAAGCCGACGACAAGTTTGTACAGGCAATTGCAGACGCTGGCGGCGGAGACATGAGGACGGGCTTGGTAGATGTTCTTCGTAGAAGAGTTAGGGGTGCTGGTGGAAGTAAAGGCGCTAGAGAAGCTAACGAAGAATTGTTTCAAAGTTTCAGAAATGCCGCTAAAGCTAAAGGTCTCGAAGACGTATTCGACTTAAGGGTTGAAGGGGCTACTCGATTTCTTCAGACAGGATTCAAAAATCAATTAGTTAATGTTCCAGATATGGTTGGAAGGACCAGAGATGGAAAAATATTAGGCGAAGGAGAGCAGGGATTTAATGAATTAAGAAGTCAAAGAGGTTTTGGTTCAGCCGAGGGGCCATTATTGTTTGCCGAGTTTTTAACAGGTAGAAAAGATAAAATTTTAGCACCCGCTAGGGCAGCAGAAGCCAAATTAGCTACTGCTCAAGGCGAAATAAACGAATTCATAACAAGAACAGAGCAAGAGACTGGGGCTAAATTAAAACTAAGCCCCGAAGGCAAGCTAGTAAGAGTAGCAGAAAAAGTTGAGCCCCCAAAACCACCCGCCCCTATCCCTGTTCCGCCGCCAGTTGGAAAACCGCAAACTGCGGCAGCGGCAGCAGCACCAAAGAAGCCCATACAGTTTATCGAAGCAAAACCCGATGTTAGCGGAGAAGGAATAGTAGGAGGCGGAGTCACGCCATTCTCTTCTTCCCGTAACGTAATGGTTGAAATATCTCAATTCAGAGAAAAATCAATAGAAGCACTAAAAGAAGAGTCTGAAAAACGAAGATTAGGGGTTGAAAAAGATAGAGAGGCTTTAACTCAATTAGATAATAATCTAGTATTAACAGAAGAAGGTAAAGCCAAACAAAAAGAACAAATAAGAAAAAGATTAGAGTTTAATATTTTAGTAAAGCAAGGGCTCGATACTTTGGTTAAAAATAAAGAGGCCGAGCAAAAGAGAAGAGACCTCATTGAGAAAATGGTCGCTGAAACCAGAGCTCAAGTTGCCACAATGGAAGCCATTGCTGGCAACACACCAAAGCTAACTGAGTTGATGGAGTTGTTCCGAGACGTGCAAATGAAAATGCTGGACAAAAAAGCATTTAGTGCCGCCGAAGAAATTCTTAAATTAGGTGTTACTGGAGGAGACCCAGAGCAAATCAGAAACCAAATTCAAAGCCAATTTGAAACTGGAGTTAATGCTTTAACTCGCGTCGAAGGAGGGAACACAGAGCTAGCCAAACAAAGAGCCCAGAGAATTGCTCAAATGGGCCTAGATAGAAGGCAGGCTGGTTTAGATCAATTTGCTTTAGGCATAGGCTTAAGCGAAGGCTCCTCTCTTCAAGATATTCTTTCTTCTACTGGGTCAGACACTGAGGTTGGCAAGCTACTTCAAGCTGGAGATATAGTTGGGGCCGCTGTGGCAGCAAATAAAAGTGGCGAAGCAAATATTGATATCGAAGAACTCAAAAAGAAAATGAATGAAGTCGGCTTCTCTACTGTTGAAGCCGCAAGAATAATTCAAAACTCTCAAATAGACAAAGAACTTAGGTCTCTAGGCAACTTCGTTGAAAAAGCAAAAGCTGGCTTGATAGACTCCGAAGCCATAAACGCAAAAGTCGAATCAACGTTTGCTAGATTTGTTAAAAACGGTAAAAATGAAGAAGCAGTTTTCCAGAAAATCGCAAAGCTAAGAGAAGCCCAAGTACAAAAAAGACAAGAAGAATTTGCTAGAGAAATCAAAGTATTAAAAGAAGCAAGAGACTTTGAGTTGAATCAGAAAATCCCGCAAGACCTTACCGAAGCTCTAACAAAAGCTCAAGAAGGCTTGTCAAGCTTCGGGGAAATCAATCAAGTTATAGGTGGCGCTATTCAAACGTTTATCGAGAAAGGCGGCGATTTAGACAAAATAGGAAAAACATTAGAGCAACTTCAATTAGAGAAGTCTTCCAAAGCAGCAGACGAATTCGCTCGCACGCTGGAACTAGTGAACGCAGGGCTTGCGTCAGCCTCTCTATTAGAGGAAAGAAGAAAACAATCATTTGATAGAATATTCCAAGAGAGAGCTCAACAAGGCAAGGGAACTTTTGGTGGAGCTAATCGCGCTGAATTGAGAATGCAAAAAGAAGAGTCAGAAGCAGCAATGGCCGCAGAGCTAGAAGCCAAGCTCAAACTCTTAAATGATGCTAGAAAACATGAATTACTAACAGCCGATGAGCTAAGACAAAAATCAGCCGAGCTAGCTGACCAAATGGCCGCAACAGGAAATCTTGGTTTCAAAGGGTTTATTGGAGCTTTACAAGCAGAGCTTACGTACAGTCAAGCCGACTACCAAAAAGACATTCTTTCAATGGGCCGTGAATTCACACGAGACTTCAAGAGCGGAATGGCTGGCGCATTTGGCGAGGCAATCAGAGGAACCAAGAAGCTCAAAGACGCCTTTAGCGATATGATGGCTAACATGGCCGACAAGCTGCTTGATAGGTCTTTGGATATGGCCACCAACTCATTCTTTAGTTTCATGGGGTTCAACAAGGGCGGTTACGTTAAAGGCTACAGTAGTGGCGGTATAGTGAAAGGCGGCTCTGGCATCAAAGACGACGTACCAGCTTACCTGAGTCGCGGCGAATACGTGATTCGCAAGAAAACTGTAAACGAATACGGTAAAGACTTTTTCGACTCTTTGAACTCTGCTAAAGTTGTAGCAGCGAATAAGGGAGGAATGATTGATAACACTAGACTAACCAAAGAAACCGCAGACAGAATCTTTGGCGGTAGTGCCAGAAACATGGCCGCGATTCAAGCCGAAAGACAAAAGCGTCAGTCAGCGCTACAAAGAGCGGGCATCGAAGCATTTGGCTACAAAGAATCTACTGGAGACACCAAAAAAGACTGGCTCGGCAGAGACACTGGGCAAAAAGTTTTAGCAAACAGAGTAGGCTTTAGATTAGACTTTGGCAAGCCACTGAACGAAAAAAGAATTCAGGATATTCAAAGCGCTGTAAATGCTTACCCAGAAATCGGACCTTTCATTGACCCAGATATCTTTAAGCGTTCGACGGTTGAGATTGGCGGCGGCGCGACAAAGCTCAAGCTCAAAAACAGCTTCATCTATAACGAAACCAAGCGGCCCGATCAGGGCAGATTCGTCGCAGACCCAAGACTCAGCACTTTGGCTTTGAACGACGAGAACAACCCGCAAAACAAATACAAATTTGAAAAAGCTGACACGTTCTTTAACTATCAAAAAGACCGTTTAGATTACTACGCCGAAAAACAAAAAGAGCTAGAAGAATTCCAAGAGCAAAAAGCCAACAGAAGAAGAAGCTTCTTGTTTGGCGCAGGAGCACTATTGTTTGCTGGAGCACTCAAGGGCTTCAACAAGGGTGGCCCCAACAAAGAAGACGATATCCCAGCGCTGCTTACTGGTGGTGAGTACGTGGTCAGAAAGGGCATCGTAGATAAATACGGACTCAACTTCTTTGAGAATCTCAATAGAGGTAAAATCTCAGCGTTTAACAAGGGTGGTTACGTAGCCCCTGTGACTGGCGCAAGACCCACCACAGAATTTCAGGGAGGCTCACCAAGCACTTCGGTTGAAGGAATCAACACTACAAATAATATCAACATTTCTGTAAACGTAGATTCCACAGGAAACGTGACCACTCAAACTGATCAAGGAGGCTCCAGAAACACAGACGCAGCGTCACAAGAAGAAACCAAGCAAATGGCAGACAGAATCAAGGGTGCTGTAATCGGAGTAATCGCAGAACAAAAGAGACCAGGCGGAATGCTCTACGGGACATCAGGAAGCGTTTAAGAATAATAAGACATAGTGTTCGCAACAATATCTTGCTGGCTTAACACACTATTTTCTGGGTAAGGAAAAGAAGCCACAGCTTGTTCACCATTTTCAGGCGCTGCAATTGTAACTTTGGGCGCAAAATCATAACCACATCCAAAATCAGTAACTTCAATTTTTACTACTTTACCATCGGCTATTAAAGCTTTCGCCTTTGCGGCAAAACCAAAATGAGAACCATTTGGAGCATCGATAGTAACTTCTGGAGGAGAGGTATAGCCGCTACCAGTTTCCAGTATAGTAATTCCAAATATGTTAGAGAAAGGGTTGTATCTCAAGATATCGACATCACTTTCTATCTCTGAAAACTTAAGGTTATCTGGTAGGTCTCTAAGGAAACTTTTTAATTTGATTACATGGTTTTTGAGTTCAATATCATCATTTTCTATAGACACCATAAACGGTATGTCTAAAGATTTCAGGTAATTGTCTCTTTGTTTTTTTATTTCGGCGTAAGCTTTCTCTATAAAAGCATTTCTCATGTTCATACTAAGCTCGCCGTTTTCATTAAGCTCGTAGTGGGCCTTGTAGACGCTAGGAGAAACCGTGTCGTTTTTTAGGTAAAAGTATTTTTTAAAATTAGATTTATCTTCACCATAAACGTCGCTATAAGAACTCAGGGCGCTCTCTTCGGCGGTATCCAAGGGGAAACTCATAATCCTCTTGTTTCCATCATTTAAAAAAACTAGTAAATTATTGTTCATGTGCAAGAAGGCGTGGTTGTGTTGTTTCTTGTGTTGGTTTCTTCGGTTGTGCCCATTACAAAAAATATGGCTCTAGAGAGGTAAGATTTATCAATCATATGTCCCATGTGAATTACAAAATGATCCGATTTCTTAGGTAAGCCTCCAAAACCTTGAACGAACCCTGCTGGGTGAAAGTTAAAATAGCCATCACTTGAGCCTATTTGTACTTTGCCTACGTTAGCTTGATCTTCTTCTGCTTTGGCTAAAGCATCTGTAGCGCCTGCTTTCATATCTTCGGCCCATTGTGGGCTTACGTCGCTAGGAGAGAAAAATGTTTCCAAATTTTCTAGTAAAGTGTCGCTGTAATATTTTTCATTATTTACATTCATACCCATAACCCAATAAGGGTTGCTCCTTTGTTTCTCTAAATGCACTTTAAATCTTTTGAAACCTTTTGTGCCCTGCATAGCCGTTGACCAAGTGTCGTCGTTGTTTGTTTTAGCAATAGTTGTCGTACCGTTCGCTGCTCCTTTTAAATCAATTTGCGCGGTTGGCAGATTTGTATCATACTCTTCACCAATGCCGTTGCCTTGTGGTGTGTAATAATTACAAGCCATTGTAAATGCGCCTCCATTTGTATAACCTGCGTTTCTGGTAAAGTGACTCCCCACTCTAGGCTGACCTTGGCCATCAAAACCAATAATCGGAGCTTTTCTTGTACAATAGAATTGCAAGTAGCCTTTGTAGTCAGTTCCTCCGCCAGCCTCGCTTGCGTCATTAGTGATGTCTTCGACGCATTTAATGCCTCTACCATACCAGTTTCCGTCAACATCAATTTGAATCCAAGCTTTCCAGCCCTCACCAAGAAGATCAAGAGTATCTTGCGTGACTTTATCTATTTTGACGGCCTGAGAAAATCTATTTGTGAGTCTCTTGGTTAAATCAAATGTGGTCTCACCATTTGCAACAGCTAAAGATTCAACGTCAAGATCAAATTGGTCAACGTAAGCTACCATGAAATACGCTGAAATATTCTCGTTCGTTACGCTTTGAGTAGACCAAGTTGGATTAATTTCGAATACGTCTACATCAGCACTAATTCTTTTTGCTTCAATATCTGTTCTACTTCCCTCTGTATAATCAGAATAACTGAATGAGCTTTCAGCGGTAAGAATAATAACCTCTTTTACGTCTGGTGGTCTATTTAAATTAAAAATCTTAATATGATTATCTAAATCAATAAATCCATCACTGCTCGCAAAAGAGGGTACGCTTGGCTGTGGGTTTTCTATTTTTAAAACATCATGATCTGGAGCAGAGGTTTCTCCAGCTTCGTTCACGGCAAAAACCTTGAAGGACAAAGCTCTTTTTATGAGGTCGTAGTTATTAGAATGGTCAGCGAAGTTATTGGCCAGTGTATAATTGAAAGTTGTGATAGAGCCCTCGGAATCATCAGGCTTGTAGTTATTGACTGTTCTTATAACATTGCTTGGTCCATGATCGTCGTAGACTTCTACCTTGTATTGAAAGTCTAATGCTATGTTTGCTCCTTTGAACTGAGGCACTGAGGTTTTCCACTTTAGCCTAGCTGTTGAGTCAGTAAAGAAATCTACTTGACCATCAGTTGTCGGATCGCTTTCATTTGGATTTGCTCCACCAGCCGCATCATCAATGAGAGATAAGTGGGTTATTGCGATATCTCTAATCGGTGCAATATTATTTACGTTTATAGAAACTACCGTGGCAGAAGTACCATTTGACTGCCCAAGAACATTGTAAGCATAAGCTGATACATAATACTCGCCATTACTAGCTGGTATAAAATCAGAAGTTAATTCGTTGAGAGAGTAAATTTTAGCGGAAGAATCAAAATCTGTTTCGCTACTTGCCGAGCCTTTTTTGATATAAACTTGATAGTAAGAAACAGAAGATGCGTGGTCAGCGCTTTCTCCCAAACCTATTTCTACAATTTTGGTATTCGGCGCTCCTTCAGCAGTAAGCTGTCGTTGGGTCAGGGTGATCAAACTTGGAGCAGCAGGAACTTGAAAGGTGACATTATTTACTGGCTTGGTGGCCTTATCTATTTCTCCATACTTAACCCTAGCATATTCAGCCGCTGAAATTTCGTACTTACCTTTGTCAGACTCGCTGATATTGATTACCCTATATTCTTGTTGCTGCCTTAAAGTTTCGAAAAATGTGTCGGCCTTATCGTTTACTCCTGTGGTGGCAATACTCCACAATGACTCACCATCAAAACCAGATGTTGTGTAAGCTGTTTCGTCTAGATTCCCACTTACAGTAATTACGCTTACGCCGCTATTTGTGTCATACGAAACGGTATTTGGGCTAATATCAAACGTCTGTATTTGCTTGTTTCTCATCAAGCTTGTTTCGGTAGAATTACCTAAATCAACCTGAGAGGTGTCGTAATAAAAAGAAGGAGTAGAGACTGTTAGCTGGTACTCTATCTTTCCGTCTAAATTGTCATTTGATACGAAATTATTACCATCCCAGCTTTTTCCACCCTTTAGTTGGGAGTCTAAAGCGATCTTGAAAGTAGAGTCGCTAGTGCGCTCTAGAGCCCTTATTCTGCCTCCCCTGCGGGTCATAGACCTGTTGGAGTCAGAAACGCTGAAAACGTCTCCTGGGCGCAATATGGCCCCTTCTTGGCCGCATGTGAAAGAGACTGTTTCGGTCTCATTTGACTCTGTGGCAAGAATCCATCGCCCAAGTCTTTGGGCTTGAGATTTGCTTGTGCAGCCAAACGCCGAAATCTCTTTTTCCTTGATCCCGTATTTTCTAATTGAATCTACGTCTTCGACATATTCAACTGCTGGCTCGAACTTGTTATTTTTGTCATTGTATCTGACGATAGCGACTGTGTGGCGAACTTTAGCGCTGGTGCTAGAATATTTAAACTCACCATTTTCGACGCTTGTATTGTTAAATTGAAATATTGGGTCTTTTAGAGAATCTTGAACCGCGAAAAGATTGCCTCCATTGTAATAAACAATACCTCTGAAAATACTTGCCATGTCATTGAGGACTTGATAAGCGTCTTCGCGGGATTGAATAATTATATTACAACTAAATCTAGGCTCTAAACCCCCATCAAAATCCTCTACTAGCTCATCACAATATTGAGCAATTTCATAAAGAGTCCACTTATCTAAAGTCGAGGTGTCTACGTATTTACCTAAACCATATCGTTTGTTGGTAATTAAATCATAAAAACACCAAGCGGGATTATCAGTCCAGTGTTTGCCCTTTTCAGTTCGAGTGCCAATAGCGGAGCCATTTAAATCTCCGTATTCACCAACCGCTTCGGTAGAAAACTCACCGTTCCAAGAGCCATGATATGTTCTCGTTATGGGGTCGTAATTTTTAGGGATTTTAACCTTCATCAACCGCATGTCGTAAGCTCTCTCTGGTATGGAGGCAAAGTTTTCTGCGTCAAAGGTATTTTTTACTACATAAGATTTCGGGTAAATAAAAGAGTCTTGAATTTCTTCGACAATGTTATCTACAAATATTTCATTTCTAGTGTCTGGGGTGGTGGGCTCTTCTTTGTCTTTGAAGATTCTAATCTCCCAGCCGATAAAATCGCCTCGGCCTTCTAAGTTTCTAGCCTTTTCCAACGGCAAGTCTAACTCAAAGCTTCTAGCGTAAGGTGAAGATAATGAGCCTTCTATTTTGACAATTCCACCAGTTTCGTATTGCGCTTTCGAGCCTAAAGCGTATTTAGCCCTAAAGTCAACTTTAACAGAAACATCTGAGTCTCTAAGTTTACCATAAGTTTCATTAGGATCGCTTGTTGTGCCTGGGTCTCTATCTATATTTCCTAGACTGCCTATTTTAAAGTTTATAATTGCTTTATTGCAGTATTTATTTCTTATGGTATAGTATCGATGATATTTGATGAACTCAATCGTGCTACCCGTTTTTCTTTCTAGACCTCTAAGTTTTTCGTTGATTTGGACCAACCTTCTTGAGCTTAAACCTTCTTGAGATATTGTTTGCTGATTGGTAACTAAATCAACCGCTCCGAAGTTAAACTTCTCAGACTCTTTATCGTAAACTGGGGTTTTGTTCCAATATATAGATGCTAATTCACCCGAAGGCTGATACAAAGAGTAGGAGTCAATTGTGATGCCTTTTGTAAAACCAATCGAGCCTTCTTGGTTAGAGCCATTATCTTTCCACTCTCTCCAAACTGGGCCATCAATTTCCCCTTCGCAAAGCAAGTCTACAACATAGCCAGTAGTGTTAGACATGAATCTAACACCTGTCTCGCCGTTAAAAAATACGCCTTGTACTTGATCGCTAGCCATTAGTTGTAATACTCTCCGTTCTCAAAAATTTTCCTATCACCATGCTCGTGAGAATAAGCAATGGTAAGCGACCCAACCATCACACGCCCATAACCAATAGGTACGGGGCCACCTGGGTTATAGGTGTTAAGCGGGCCATTGAAAAGGTAAGATTCTTTTTTGTTTGTTTGTTGAATCTCTCTAAAGTCTTCAAATTCAGGCGGCTCTGCCAGCAAGTTACTCATGCCAGTTAAAAACGAATAAGCGCCAATCATCATCATCATAGTGTTTTCCATTGCGTAGCCCATGCCAAATAAAAGCCCGCCGCCAAGAACCATAGTTAAGTCTTTTGCGTCGTCTCCAGCGCCCTCTAGAACAGGTACGATATCTATAGTCTTGTATTTTTTGTTAATAAATAACTCTGAATTTTTAATCTTCTCTATCTTGTCGATGTTTTCAGAAAAGAGCGGTTTTTCGTCTGTTAATACTTTGTATTTAATGTTTTGCTTTTCATTTTCTACGATAGCTTTTGCAAGCTTTCGCTTTGATAGAATGTCCACCGCTCTCAATCCTTCAGCTACATTTTGGACTTTAAGCTCAAAGTCTTTTTGACCTAGAGCTTCCGCTAGATTGCCGTGAAAAGTGATTTTAGTTAGCTTTGACATTTTTGTGCCTAATAACTTTCTTAATTAATTTTAAGTGCCTGCCTGTTAGTGATTCTATCTTAGAGTAGCTTTTTTCAGGTTGATGTAGAATAAGATCATTTCCTAAATACAAAGATATATGAGAACATGGCTTGTTTTTTCCATTACTAAACAGTATGCAGTCATACTTTTTTAATTCATCTACTTCATAAAACCCTTCGTTTTCGAAATGCTTTTCAAAAAGATCGCTTAAATAGCTTCTCCAGTTTTTGTCTCTGTAATGATGTCCTAAACTTACACCTAACTCCGCCTCGTAGAACGACCTCACCAAAGAATAACAGTCTGATTCGCCTATCTCAAACTTCCTGCCTATATAGTTGTTGAACTCACCGCAGGAAGGAGAAAATTGAATTAAAGAGTTATTTTCGGGGCAGTACATCACATAAGTAATATTGTGATTAATACTGTTGAACTTATCAAATTCAGAGAAATTTTGGTTGCCATTAGTGTGAGAATGATAGACAGCTACTATTTCGCCAAGGTTCGAGGCTTGCAGGTAATCTCTTGGGTTGACCCTAAATAAATCTTTTTCTAGAGAGTCGTTTTTAGTTGGAACGCAAATTAAATCGCCTTTATCGGACACAATCAAACCACAACACTCTTTAGGAAACTCTTTTTCGTATTGAGCTTTAATCTGTTTTTTAATGTGGCCACTTAAAATCAATCTATTGCCCTCCTTGAAGTTGGAAACCCACCAAAAGGCAACGGTCCAGAAAGTACCCCTAGCTCTGGGTTGTTTGCCCATCTGATCCTACAGCCTTCGACGGTCTTAGAGCATTGATCTGCAACCCAAAAGTTATCGTTCGGGGGAATTTTGCCCTTGTTGTCTACGCCTTCGATCTGACCTTTTGAAACAAAGTAATAATTTACGCCCTTTACTTTGATCCTAGCTACATGACCTTTAGGATAGACTGTATTAGAATTCCATTCTTCAGCTACGCCGTTTTCATAGTCAACGCTTATCGCGTCTACATTTAAAATAGTTTTAATTAATTCATTGTTATGCGTAGCTACTGGAGGGGCTGCGCCGTTAGGGTTCGAGGCTACTTTTGGAGTCGGATTAGGCGTAGATTTGCAGTCTAAATTCGAGTTTTCATGATTCACATTATCTGGCTTATCATAAATAGAATCTGTGGCGTTTTTCTGTTGGTTCCACTCATAACAGCAACCCTCGCCCCTATAAGTCCAAGGACAGTTGAAGTCATTTACAACACGAGCGGGAAGCTTTAAGTCTTGGGTATCGAAGGGTGACGCCAATTCTAGCTCCATCACGTTTTTAGTTTCTGCTGATTTTCTGTCAACAAAATAAATGTCAGGAGGGAATTGCGCGTTTGGGTCTG